TAATTATAATTCCAATTCTAATTACAACTCTAATTCTAATTCTAATTCTAATTCTAACTCTAATTCTAACTCTAATTATGATTCTAATAAACACAATATTTTCAACAATAACAATATATATATTGATAATGATATGACTTCTGATGTTGGAACAAAAAGATATATGCCACCCGAAATATTAACATCTTCTATTAATTATACTAACAGTATTGATATATATTCGTGTGGTATTTTGTTTTATGAAATGTTTGAAAACAAAAAATTTATTGATAAACAATCTATGAAATGGTTTTGGACTCCTACTTATATTAAAAAAATTATTTTGAATTACATGATATGTGATGACTATAATAAAAGAGGTTCTGCGATTGATTTAATAAAAAAATTTATTTATTATAAATAAAAATAATTATAAATATATATTTTAAATTTTATAAAAATATATATATTATATTATATTATTATAATGAGTTTTATAGATACTGATAAAAATAAAAATCTTTCAAAAAATATGATAGCATCACTATCAAATTGGGCGGAGGGTAGTGTTTGGCCGGTTCTCACTAAAGAGGAGGCGCTACGGCAGGCTAATGCGGAGGGGCTGACGCTGTCCAGGTCCAAGAACACTACAGGATATAAAGGTGTAATTATTAATAACCCTGGTAGTTTAAAACCCTACCTAGCGCGGATAGGGCTCTATGGCAAGGCTGTACACATTGGTCACTACGCCACTCCTGAGCAGGCGGCCCTGATGTTTGCGCGGGCAAAGGCGAAGGTTAAGGCGGCGGGGTGGGTGGACGGCCGCGGGAGGGGCTATGAGAGGGGGGCGATGGCGGATTCGAGTGCGACTTCGAGGACGAGTGGGAGGGGGAGGCGAAGGGGGAGGGCGGTAAGCGAGGAGGATATGGTAATATTAGATGCGGTTGAAGTGGATGAGGAGGCGGAGGCGGCGGCGAGGGTGGCGGCGGCGAGGGAGGCGGCGAGGGCGGGCAGCTCCTTCAGCTGGATACCGAGCATATACAACGTCTTGAGCACAGCGGGGGCCGAGACAGCGGAGGAGGCCCGGCGGCGGCGGCTCTCAGCGGTGGAGGCGGCGGCCAAGAAGGCGGCGGAGGAGGTGAGCGCGGCAGAGGAGAGGGAGGCAGCTATTGAAGAAATGAGAGATAGACTTAATCAGGTGCGGACTAACGATATGCAGGAACTGCTAAATAAACACGAAGTTGCTAAGAACAAGGTTGCTCGCAAGTGGGAGAATAATGTGGCGGATGCGGTAAGGCGGGTGTTGGCGACGAGGAGAGCGATGGAAGAGGCGGAGGCGCGCGCGGCGGCAGCAGAGGCGGCGGCGGCGGAGGAGGAGGCGGTGGCGGCGGCAGCAGAGGCGGCGGCGGCGGAGGAGGAGGCGGCGGCGGCGGTGTTATCAAATTTTACAAATGGAGGAAAAAAAAGAACTAAAATAAAAATACAAAAAACTAAAAATAATAAATATAAAAAACACACAAAAAAACATAATAAAAAACATAGTAAAAAATATATAAAAACCCGCAAATTTAATAAAAAAAAATATTAAATATTAAATATTAAATATTAAATATTACTTTTTATTTTAATTTAAAGAATTAATTATATATTCTTTATATTTACATCATTGCATCGTTGGTGTAGTGGTAACATGTTTGCCTTCCAAGCAATCGCCCTGGGTTCGATTCCCAGACGATGCATAAAATATATATTTTTATATATTTTATGCTTATTTAATATACTCATACAAATTTCATTTTTAAACCAATATTTCTTTCATATACTTTATTTCCATTATTTAAATCGTGTTTTCTGTAATCATTTTTTATAGTTGAAAAATTTATTAGTGTATCGAATTTATTTACATTTACATTATATATTGTATTTTTATTATTCCAATTAAAATAATTTTCATTTTCTATTGTATAATTTATATTTCTTAATGTTTTTAAATTATCATATCCCTTAATTTTTTTTACTGCTTTTTTTATTTCACTATTATTCATATATTTATAATTACCATGATATATATCTAACATTTTTTTTGAACCTTTTTCATAAAATACTGACCTATCTATAACTATATTATATATTTTTGCAATATCATTTAAATGATTATCTTCGTATCCCCAACCCCAATTATTTATAAATCCTCCTATTTTTTCAAAATCTTCACCTATTATTGATACTATACCACCTAATGCAAAAGTAAAACCATAAAAATGTTTTATTTTACCTACTGTTGTTGAATAATCTTTTATATAACTTTTATCTAATGGACATACATCTATATCATTAAATACTAATGTTATATTTTTGTAATCATTTGGATATACATTTTTAATAACATTAAATCCTATATTTTTTATTGCACCTCTATTAAACATTCTATTATCTAATTGTTTTATAAAATATATTTTATAATAATTGTTATCATAATCTTCTAATATTGATTTCATTATACTCAAATATGCAAATTTTTCATTATCACGATTTCTAAATGGAACTAAAAAAATTATTTTTGGTATATTTAACATACTATATTGTATTATAATATATAATTGTTCTTCATTATACATTATATTTTATATTTTCTTTTATAAATTCTATTTTACCATTATAATTCCATTTTACTACTAAAGTTAATAATTCTACATTATTGTACAATGCATCTTGAACTGCATTTTTATAAATTGGGTCTAAATTTGATATTTGAAATGACGATACATCATTCCTTTGAATTACATAACATATTATTGTTCTTATGTTTTCATTTCTTTTTATATTACTTAATTCATTTATATGTTTTAATGCACGTTCACTTACTAGTTTATCATTATTTTTCCTATATCCATCTGGAAAATATGAAATTTTATTTTCATATTTATTGTCTATATATTTTCTTGTTTTTCTAATTTTATTTGGTATATCTTCATAATCTGCTAATGGAACATTTTTTACTTCTATAATAAATTCTTTTTCATTTTCATCTATACCATAAAAATCAAATCTTGAATTCATAAATTTTACTTCTCTTTTATATGATTTTATATTTCTCAATTTTTCTATCAAATTTTTATTTAATGCTAATTCTACAAAAAATTCTGCTATTTTTGGTTCTATTCCTACTAATATATTTTTTTGAACAATTATATTATTTATTCTTTTAAACTCTGAATAATATGCACAATAAACTTTGTATTTACATATATTTTTTTTACTTTTATTATTTAGTTTATAAACATACACTATTTTATCTTTTTCACACAAACCACAACAACCTAATGATGGGCAATGTGCTTGTGTTATTGTATTATCATTTAATAATATATCTGCTACATATGGAGTTTTTGATATTTTTGATGGTCTAGATATGATTTTAACTGCTATTAAATAACTGTTAAAATCATACAATATCATAACATATATTATCTATATTTATACATTATATTTATTATATTAATTATATCAATTTTATATTATAATATTATATATATGAATTATAAATACAAGAAAACAAAAAAAAATATGTTACCTAAATTAAAACCTATCAATGATAAAGATAAAAAATATCATTATAAATTATCTGAAACTTTTAAAAAAAGAAAACGCGCTATTAATGAGTATATTAATACTAAATCAAAAAAAACTGGTAAATCTAAAAGAGATCTTGCTAAATCTAAAAAAGCTAGGTTGAATGTTCTAAGAATATATAGAAAAAATAACAACAAAAAACTATGTAAAATAATAACTAACGATATGAAATATTTAGACAAAGTTTATAAATTAAATAAAACCAAAAATATTTGTTAATTATATTTTTATTTACTTTTCTTTACTTTTATTTTTAATTAAAATCGTTTGTGTTTTGTTTTTTTACCACCTATTCTTGTTTTTTTCATCATCTCTAGATTCTTCAATAAATTTTTTTTTGATCTTTTTTTCTTATTAATTCCTCTTCTTTTTTTTGTTTCTCCTCTTCTTGTTTTTGTTTCTCCTCTTCTTGTTTTTGTTTCTCCTCTTATTTTATTCGTATACCGTGTTTGCTTTTTATTTATACTTACATTTTCTAATAATTGTTTCTTTAATTGTAAATGTGTATTATTATCCATATTGTTTAATTCTTCTATACAAATCATTATATGGGTATTTGATATATTTACTGTTCTTTGATTATTATCATATAATGATATTTTTTTATCTTCATTGGTTTTATCAATTATAAAATCATATAATAATTTTAATAATAATTTGATATCTGTTTCTATTGTAGTAATTTTTGAAATAGCTTCTTCTTCCAATATTGTTAATAATTGAGTTATAAAATTTATATAATCCTTATTTTTTTCCCAGTTTGATTTTCGTTTTAAACTACTTCTTGAATAACTACTAGAATTACTTATTGAATAACTACTAGAATTACTTCTTGAACTACTTCTTAAACTATTTCTTGAATTACTTCTTGAAACCGATTTTGATATTTTATATTCATCTTTTACAATATCTATTATATCAGTTATAATATGTATCAAAAAATTATAATGATAATTATAATCTCTTTGCACTCTAAATGTTTTATCTATTAATTTTCTAATAAAATATAAATTACTATAAAAATCTCCTACGCTATAATCTTCATCTTTTTCTTTTTTTATTTCATTGTATGAATAATACATTAATTCAACGAACTTTTGATAGAAATTATGTCCCTTTTCGTAACTATTAATATTAAATCCAAATAAATTTTTAAAATATGAATTAAAATTTTCATTTACATCTTTTTCATTTTTATCTAAATATGATATAAATTTATTTATATCATCTGTTTCTACTATTTTTTTCTTTCTATAATTATTATAACTAGTCATAAATATATATATATGTCTTTATGATATATATATATATTTATTTGTTTTAATATTTGTTGTAATATTTAAATCTTAATTCCTGCATTAATAAATCAGGTATTTTATTATTCATTATATATTTTGGAGTTGTATTTTCTGTTAATAATTGTATTAATACATATAATGCATATATACCACATGTTCCATCTTGGTATTGATGTTGTAATTTGTTAACATAATGGGTAAGATTAATATTAGTATCACTTTTAAATTGCTTGCTTAATCGTTCATTTAATATTTTCACTTGTTTTGGAATATTTACACCATTACTATCAAAATAAAATATATATTTGTTTTTCAAATCTATAAAATTAGCTACCCAATGTGAACCTCCTTTATCATGTGTATCCAAATTTAATATTATACCTATTTTGTATATTTTTTTTTATAATAATCATATAAATTTAAATTGCATAAATTATCCCAAACACAATTACCATCATTTATTTTTGTATCAAAATCAATAGGTGATGGACCTATAAATTTAAAATTTTTATATGATTTTTCATATTGTTGCATTAATTTTATTATGTCTGTACTTGATAACCAAGTATTTATATTTTTTAACCAAGAATCTGGCATTTTTGGTGCAAACAATTTATCTATTAAATTTTTATTATAATTACTGTCTAAAAATAATTTTTCTAACCAACATCTTTCATTTGTACATTTATCTGATAATTTATTCTTTAGATGTTTCCATATTGTATATGAGTTTTTGCTTGTTATCATATCATTTGGATTATTTTTATTCCACATATTTTTGAAATTATATATATCTCTTTTTTCATAACAAGTAAATTCTGATTTTTTTTTTCTACTAGACGCACATCTTAATTTATGGAATTTCTTTTTTTTTTTGGTCTGTCTTACCATTATATTTATGTATTTTTTTTTTTTTTGGTAAAATTTTAGGTTCTTCGTGTATTTTGTTTGTTTCACAATATTTTTTTATTGAATTCTTTTTATTTATTTTATATTCTAATAATATATTTTTATCAGTTACTGTATTATTATTATTATTATTATTTGATATATCATCTATATTTATATTGTTAGAATTATTGTAATTCTCTAATTCTTTTTGATATTCATTCTCGCAATCAATAAATTTGAAATATTTAATTAAATTTTCTAAATAAGTTTTGTACAATTCAATATGTTTCTTAGTTAAATTATTTGTTTCATTTTCTTCTTTCTCTTCATTATTATTTATAAATGAATTTAATAAACTAATATTATAATCTTTTATTCTTTTTTTATAAAATTTAACATCTTTGATCAATTTTTTATTGTTATCTTTTTCACTATTGTTATTATCTATTTTAATTATATTATTATGATTTTTTTTTATAAAATCTAAATTTATTTTTTGCATATTTAAATATATAATTATTTTATATTTTTCAATTGAATACGAGTATTATTACAAAATACATCATTGCCTAAACTTGATAAATTATTTTCATTTATATAATTTGATTCTTGTTTTTTCAACAAATAATCCGATGTTATTTCTGCATAACCATTTTTATATGTTTTGTTATTATTATATAAATCGCTATTATCATTTACATTAAATTTATTGTTATAATGTAATAATTCTGTTTCTAAATCTACATTATTAGAAAATTGTGAAAATGTTGGTTTTTTTGTTCCTGGATAAAAATTTGTATTTGTATTAAAATCACTATATTGTTTTTCACTTATTTTTGGTTCTTTTTCTTTTAAATTATATTTCATTGATAATGGTCTTGGATCAAATACTGGTTCCATATCATTACTTGGTATATTTCTATTAAATATTTTATTATTTATATTGTCTTGATTTATATAGTAACTCTCGTTTTTATTCATATTTGTTATATTATTATTATATTTTAAAATAAATATATTATAATAATAATTAAAGATAATTTTTTAATTTATATAATTTAAAATGTGTGGTATATTTGCTTTGATTAATTCTAATAAAGATTATGATTTAATAAAAAAAGAATTTTATAAGGGAATAATTAGAGGACCTGAAAATACTGAATTATTAAACATTAATAATACATATATCGGTTTTCATCGTTTAGCTATTAATGGTTTAAATGATAAATCTAATCAACCTTTCTATATTAATAATATTTATTGTGTATGTAATGGTGAAATTTATAATTATAAATCATTGGCTCATCATTATAATATTATTTTAACTACTGATTCTGATTGTGAAATTATTATACAGTTGTATATCAAACTTGGTATAGAAAAAACCATTAAATTATTAGATGGTGTATTTTCTTTTTTTATATATGATATTAATATTGATAAATGTTATATAGGCAGAGATCCTCATGGTGTTAGACCTCTTTATTATTTCATTCAAAATAATACGTTTGGTTTAGCTAGCGATTTAAAAGTATTATATAATTTATGTGATGATAAATCTAGTATTCATAATTTCACACCATCTCATTATTTTTCAATTTATCTTGATAAAAATACCATTTCTTTTGATAAATTAAATTATTATATGTTACCTGATTACAATTTAACCATTTGTAATAATAATAATGATTACAATGATGTAAATATTATATATAAAAACATTGTTGCTATTCTAAAAGAATCCGTTTATAAAAGAATTGTTGATACGTGTGAAAGACCAATTGCTTGTTTATTATCTGGTGGTTTAGATAGTAGTTTGATTGCTGCTTTAGTTAGTAAATATTTAAAAATACACAATAAAAAACTTGCTACATTCAGTATTGGACTTAAAGATTCTGAAGATTTAAAATATGCTAATATTGTTGCTCAACATATTGATAGTGTTCATACTGAAATATTATTAACTGATGATGAATTTTTTAATAGCATCCCTGATGTTATATATGATATTGAATCTTATGATACCACTACTATTAGAGCTAGTGTGGGCAATTATTTAATTGGTAAATATATAAAAAATAATACTGATTATAAAGTTATTTTTAATGGCGATGGTGCAGATGAGTTAATGGGTGGTTATTTATATTTTAGAAAATGTCCTAACTTTACTGAATTTAATAATGAATCTAAAAGATTATTACTAAATATTAATAGATTTGATGTATTAAGAAGCGATAAATCTATTTCATCACATGGATTAGAACCAAGAACACCCTTTTTAGATAAAAAATTTGTTGATTATTATATTTCTATTAATAATTATATAAAACATGATACTACTTCAAAATTATGTGAAAAATACTTAATACGAAAAGCATTTGAAATACATATGCCTGATTTGTTACCTGATGAAATATTATGGAGAAAAAAAGAAGCTTTTAGTGATGGCGTTAGCAGTTTAAAAAAATCATGGTATAATATTATTAATGACAAAATTAAAACTTTATATAAAAATGATCCTTTATTGTTTGATTCTTTAAAAATTTTATTAAATGATGATAATACTATTAATCCTCCTACTACATATGAACAAGCTTATTACAGATATTTATATAATTTTAATTATAAAGGCACTGATAAATTAATACCATATTATTGGATGCCTAAATTTGTTATTGCTAATGATGCTAGTGCTAGAAGTCTTGACATTTATAATCAAAACTAAACTCGTTTTTTTATTATTTAGTTTATAATTCTATAATTATATAAACATATTATTATATAATTATAATCAATATGAATTTAAATAAAAAAATTTTTTTTTCTATTATTAGTTTTTTTATTTTGATATATACTTATTTTAATTATTTTAAATATAATGATAAAATCACTTATTTTGAAACTGATTTTTCTTACAATTCATTAGATTTAGTTCAATTATTAAATAATAAAGGACTTGTTAAAGACCCTAATAAAAATTTTAATAATTCTAGTTGCAAACTCTTCAATTTTTATGATATTTCTAATAATTGTAATATTTTTATTAAAAAATATTTTAATGATGATTTTTTGAACTATATCAAATTATTGATTAATGAAAAAAATTTGTATTTTATTGATCCTATTATTGAACCTTTGTCTTTTACTATGCAACTATATACTTATAATGATTTTATGAGTTACCATTTTGATACTAATTTTTCTACTGGTTCTAGATATACTGTTTTAATTCCATTATATATTAATCAATATAATGAATCTTACTTAACTATTAAAAATAACAAAAAGGAAGAACAAATTATTGATATATCTTTAGGAAATGCTATTGTTTATAATGGTGATAAAGTTTATCATAAAGTATCTAAACAATCGTTATATGGACAAAGAATTACATTGATTATCAATTTAACCACTAATAAAAATTATACTATTTTTGGTAAAATTCTACAAAAAATTAGAAATTATATGCTTGAATATTACACATGGTAATTATATATTTAAATTATTTAAACTTATTCTTCATTTATTATATATTATGAATTATGAATTATGAATTATTGAAAAATGCTTTAGAAAATCCTAATAATTCAAATTTTGTTGATTATTCATTTGATAATATTCATAAATCTAAAAATGATATCTTACAAAAACTTAATTATGATTCTAATACTTTAAAAAATATTAATAAAAAATTAAAAAAATTTATGTATATTGATAATTATAATGATATTACACCCAGTTCTTATATCAAATGGATTAATATTTCTAACCCTAATGATTTATCTTTGAAAATAGGAGGTCATTTTTGTAATTTTAAAAATACTGAAAATCCTGATAATACTATCGCTGTTATTAAATTATTCAATAATAAATATATATCTATTTATCTTAGTGAAAATTTGATATTTAAAAAAATTACACAACAAGAAGATATTATTTTAAAAGCTTTGAAATTACTTAATAAATCTTAAATTTTTGTTAGTTCTTTAAAAAATTGAAATTCTTCAATGCGTTATTTATATTACTGTTACTATTTTTCACCAACTGTTTTTATCAACTATGTCTAACAACGTTGTTGTTTGGTTCTCGTTGGATCCTAGGTCTTCCAATATTAATTACTACCCTAAAAATATTTCATATATTATTGAAAAATCTTTTCAAAATAAGGACAAAAATGTTTTTCTTGGACTTGATTTCTTCTCTGCTACTGTTCATTTTGATGACAGTATGTATCAAACTACTCCTTCTGTATATTATTCTTACAAAAACTTTAAGGATAAGGGACAGAGATCTGTTGGGCGCTTCGTTTTTAATACTGACGATATTACTAACACAATCACTGTTCATTCTTATAAACATAACAATGAATGGAGAATTTCAAAGGATATTACCAAATATGATAAAATTATTTTTGAACAAGTTCCTGATTGTGCTATTTTAGATGACAAATATCTACCTACAAAACCTACTTATTGGTCTAGTAATGATTTAGAACTTAATGATAAAGAAGTTGTTGTTTGGATGTGGTGTAATGGCACTTATAATGAAGCTGGTAATTTGTTTCATTTAGATGATTCCTGGTGGACTCCTTACATTAAAGAACAAAATCAACTTATTGAAAATGAATATTATAATAATAAAGAATCTGCTACTATCGTGCTACCGTTCGATGATACTGTCAGGAATATTGTTTTCAAATATAACAATCATTATGCTATTCAAGTTGATCCTATTAATAACAATGTTCGTTTAGTTAAACGCACTATTATGACTTCTTCTAAACTCAAAAATATTTTGAATAATATGAGTATTCTATCTACTGATTATCAAATTTATTCTAAAGTTAATAATTCTGATAATACTCCCATTGAATTTTTGTGTCCTATTTCACAAACTATTATGATTGAACCTGTTCGCACTTCTGATAATCAAATATATGACAAGCGTTGTATTCAAAAATGGTTTAAAACTAAACATACATCACCACTTACTGGTTTACAGCTTGATGATATTACCCTTACGCCAGATGTTGAACTATATAATAAAATTCAAGTATATGTTAAATCCATTTATGATAAAAATTAATATATAATTGATATTGTACATATTAAATTTTTAATATTATTATATTTATAAAAAATTTTTTTTTTGTCTTCTGATGTAACTGACATTTTATTCATCATAATATGGTCGACCATTATCATATGGATTAAGTATTGAATTGTTTTCTACTCGTAGAACTTCACTGTTTATATTATTTTTTGATAATAATAAAGCGGTATCACGATCAACAGATCTATTATTATTTTGAATATATGTAGCATATTCACTATAAGCATTCGTCAAATCTTTTTGCTTTTCATCTATTAGCATTCTCAACTCTTCTAGCTTTTCAGCTATTAACATTCTCATAGTATCTTTCATATGCGTGTCTGTTTCTCTATTATATCTAGTATATTCTCTATTATATCTATTATAGTGATAAATTGACCTAATTAAATCAACCCTTATATCTAGCACATTATTTATTAATTTCCGTTCTTCCTCGTGTGTTCCACCTATTATATTTTTTTTTTTATTTCTTTTTGTTCTTGGCTTTTTTTTATGATTTAACTTTATTTTTTTACTTGACATATTTGTTTGTTTATATGGTCTGGATTTCTTTGTTCTTTTTCTACGATTAAAAACAGATTTAAATTTAATATTATAATTTGTTAACATATATATAATAATATATTTTATAATTGAAACTAATTTATTTATTTTATTGTACTATAAAATAAATAACTCATATGGAACATCAAGATTGGAATTCAATTACATTCAATACTATTTCTAATAATGTAAAAAAAGAAACATTTAAAAAAAAAAATAGTACAAAAACATCTAATCCTGAAGATTTCAAACTAGAACAATCTAATAATTTAGGTAAAACAATTGCTGCTACAAGGGTTGCTAAAAATATTAAACAGAAAGACCTTGCTAGCAAAATTGGTGTATCTGTACAAATATTAAACAGATGGGAATCTAATAAAGAAATTTTAACAAATGCTAATATTGCTACTATTGAGAAAATATTAGGTGTTAAATTACCTAGAAATAAAAAAGTTAAGGTTACTGAAAATGATACATAAATAAATATATTATACTTGAATTATTATGTTTTATATTATTTGTACACACTTTTAATAATAAATTTATAAAAAATATTATAAAATTATTATTACCATATTTATTTTAAAATATTATATTTAATCTTAATTTTTTATTATATTTTTTATGAATATATTATTAAATATTTGTACAATACACCAAAAAACTTTTATTTATACTAATTTATAATAACAAATTATGTACAATACA